TCACCACCACCGTTCTGGACCCAAGCACTATTGGGACCAGTGGCAGATGCTTGGCCTGCTCCGTTGTTGGCTTGGCCGCCAGAGTTGGCTATAGAACTAGAACTGCGCGGACTTCTCACGTCGTAGGGATTAGCCAGCACTTCTCTAAATGTTGAGAGTTTGGTAACAAACTTGCCCTTTTGGAAAGTGTGTGCCACTTCCTTGACACAGTAAATTCCTGTTATGGCATCTGCAGGTCTTAGATTCATAAGATCCTGATCATTTAAATCAGCGGCTGGCACTTGCGCTTCAAACCAAATATAAGGTTGATTGGTTCTTGTGGCAGTATATTTGCGTTTATCTTTGAGTTGTTCTTCCGACACATAATTCTTTTCAAACCACCAAACATCGTCCTGCCACGGACTTTTGCCTGACTCAGATGGTTCCTGCATCAAGAAGTATGGGTCTCCAACCACGTCTAGATCTAGATTCACCATGTCTTGTGAACCTGCACCCACTTGTCCATGAATCTGTTTAAAGATGCTGTATTCGTGTGCGTTTTCTTCTGAAACTGTTGACTGCGTTCCAGACTGCTGGACTGCTGTGTTGGCATGATAAAATTGTGGTCTCCATCTGATATGCGGATTGTCTTCGGGCTTGCCTGGCCGTGCTGGCAGATCCTCTGCATAAAGAGTTTGACCAGCGGCGGCCCAAGTATTGGGTTGAGGTTGTCTTGCCTGATTAGATGTTGGAGGAGTTTCTCTTTGACCAGGTGGACGTTGTTGTGCAGGAGCAGTTGAGGCGCCTGGTGCAATAATTTTGCCGCTTTCTGTGTCAATCCAAAGAGGTCTAACTGCTCGCCAAAGATTGTCAATTTTTAATTCAGCATTGATGACTTCTGTGTTTTCTCCGGTATAGATCCACTTGTAGGCTTTTCTGAGCAGGCCTTGATCAAGCCATACTTGAACACGGCCATTGCGTTGACTGGCCTCGTAGGCATCAATATATTCTTGAGGACTGATAAAAGATTTACTGTCCGTTCTTGCGTAGACAAAAAAGTTTATTTCTTGTGCAGGCGCATTTAATTTTGTGTCAAATAGATAACCAGAACCCTGTTCTTGGAACTTGGATCCTGCAATACACACAATGTTTCTTGTTGGTTTGTTGATTGTGTTAGGCTTGGTGTCAGGCACGTTGTATAGTTTTTTACCGTCGTCAACACGATGCAAATACTTTAAAACTTCCTTGCTGTTTGGCATTTGATTTGTGATGAATCTAGGAATGCTTGTGGAATTGGAAACTTGTATTTCTCCTCGAAACAGGCCAAAAAGTGTAGTTACTCGTGAAAACAAACTGTAGTCATACTTTAAATTGACTAGGTCTTTGTGTGCAGTGATTTTATACTTGTGAGGATGCTCTCTAAGTCCTGCTTTGACTTTGTCCTCTTCGCGTTTGTTTAAGGCTGTTTCTAATTCCTTGCAGAACTCACCAATGGTTGAAGGTGACCCTACCATTCTAAATCCTTGTTCAAGGCTCATGAAGTCACCAAGGTTGGCTTGGCCTTCTGAAGAAACAAATTCTAAATCATACACAGAGCCGCGATAGTCTAACTGCATTTTTAATTCAGTCATTGTAACATACCACCTAAATTCCAATGGACCACCTCCCCAGTTTTTGCAAACCACTGGATTGTCATCATCGTCATAGCCTGTGAACCAAACTTCCAGCAAATAAATTGCATCAGGGTTGGTGACATAGTTTTGTTTGATTGCCGCAATAGACAATGACTCAATGAATCTTCCGCCCAATGGCTCAACCAACTTCATTTTTATTTCGTGTGGCGGAACCATGTTAAAGTTAGGAGTCTGGTTGCCGGCACCAACCATTTTCATTGTCAGTTCTTCTAGGTTAACGCTGCCGGTGCCGCCTGTTTCAAGCATGACAATACCAATTTTGTAATTGTAAGATCTTGCTTCTCTGGCCATTTTTCCATCACTGGCTGGCATCATTGACAGGCGAACGTTGTAGGTGACGTTGCGATATTGTTGTAATGGGTTATAATGAAGTTCGCCCAAGCCTGGGAGATTGAGTTGAGGCTTTTGTCCTACAGGCATTATACTGCTCCTGCGATTGAACCAGGAGATACAACTCTAAGAACTGTTCCGGCCTTGAGATCACGAATAGGGTCTTTGAGTTGATCGCGATTCAGTAACACTATGGTCCACCAGTAATTGCTGGATCCATACAAGTCATAACTGAGCAGGTCTGGTCTGTGTTGTTGTTTTGGTGTCACCACATGGCGTTCAAGGCTTTTACCTCCTGCCATGGCTTCGCTGGTAGGTATTACTGACAAATCAAGATAAAAATCCTTGATGAAAGTTTTGCTGTAAAGTCCTTTGCCTGTGTTCATTAAATGTATCCTTTGCCTAATAGGCTACCTGAGTAGAAGGCGTCCAGTGAATATTCTTTGACTGCTTCTACTGGTGGAATTTGAACAATCAACTGAACAGTCATTTCAAATAACACAGGAACTGCTTGATTGCCTCCAAACATTGGCGCAGTGACATAATCAACTTCGTTGGGGTAATTGTATTGAAACTGCTTGACTACCACAGGAGTATTGTTGTAGAGTCCATAGGCATTTAATCGACCCACCGGAGGAGGAGTTCCTTTGTTTTTGTCTTCGCGTCCGTAATACATGGATGTTGCTGAACGAAGCGCATGAATAGCCATAAGTGTTTCTGTGGCCTCTTCTGTAGTTCTGCTGACAAAGGGGCCACTGATACTGATCACCGGAGTAACTCTATTGCCAAATGCACTGGGCTGATAGTTTGTGTGTTGCAGTTCCCAGGTCTGATAGTTTACATCAATGGTCTGATCAATCTTAGGTGACGACTTCCATGTTATTGTTGCGCCAAGTGCTTTGAAGGCCAAGGTAACAGGGGTATCAATGTTCATTTGTCTGCTCCCAATTTTGATTCAAAGATTTTTAAAATTCTTGCCTGGTCTGCCGGCGATGCATTGGGATATAAATCTGCAACAATTTGCTGACGTAGTTCTGCATCTCCAGCAACAAATCTATTGCGTATGTCAGATGCAGATCCAGCAGTTTGTCCTGCTACATTAAATTTGTAATCCTTGACAGCAAAAACGTATCCGTGCCCGGCTCTAGTGCCGTCGGGTAATTTGTCATTGCTGAAAGGCTTGAGATTGTTCTCGTTGCCTTTCAAGGGTTGGAAATAACTGGGTGTTCCGTTCTTCAAAGGTGCAAAGTTGAATCTGGGATCTTCAGCCATGTCCTTACTGCCAACGCCAAAAATCAAAACATCTTTGGCTGGATCAAGTTTTAGAGCCTGTGGCAAGTTCAACGGTGCATATGGAACCGTTTCTTGAAAAACACGGCCAGCATCAATGCCAGCGGCGCTGATCATTACTAGTTTTTCTTCAAAACTAAATGGGCTCTTAGGTGGTTCCACCTTGCCGCTAGTGGCAATATAAGTAGATTCCGCGCCAAACTTTGCCTGTAGTTCTTTGAAGGCCATGGCATGTCCGATATGAAACGGATGAAAGCGGCCTGCATATACAGCAACAAGTTGGCGTGATAGATCTTTGATCTTCATTAGATGATTCTCCAGTGCCTATTTACCGTTTTAGTTAACCGCGCATATAATCATCTATTGACCTTGCTCTGGTCTTCTGCTATACTAAACCTAAGGAGCCCTGAATGATTGAAGAACAAAAACCAAAACAAGTATACCTAAAAAACAAAGACCTTTTAGCAGAAATACATCGCAGTAAACTCACATACTGCTGGATTGATGATCCAAAATACACTGAGTATGACATCATTCTACATGATCTAAAACATTTTCATAATCGCAAAACCAAGGCATATCCTGAGGGTGTGCTGAATTTGGCAAAAAAGGCTAGATCATCACGTCTTAGCCAACAAGCACATCAGCAGGCACTGGCAAAGTGGACAGAAGAAGGCGGCAAAGCCAGCACCAAACCCAAAGCCGACGAATTTGAGATACCTATTAAAAAGATTGCCACAACTGACCTAGTGGTCAGGCTCATGTCCTGGGAACATATTCCTTTGGAGCCTGGGCGCAAGAACAATCCCAAAAGCGAAAGCGATCACAGAGCCAAGGTCAATTTTCCACCGTTCAAACACTTTGTTCAAGACAGTGAAGGAAACTGGCAAGAAGTAGTTCGTAGCCATTGGTCAGGCACGCTCAAGCGTGGCAAATTTAGTGTGGACCACGGCGGGCTTACCAATCACCTGGGTGCTATGTTCTTGAAACTGTGTGAACGCTACAGTTTGCGATCAAACTGGCGTGGCTACAGTTATATCGACGAAATGCGAGGCCAGGCTCTTATACAGTTGACTCAGATTGCACTTCAGTTTGATGAATCCAAGTCCAACAATCCTTTTGCCTACTACACAGCGGCAGTGACCAATTCGTTTACTCGGGTGCTCAACGTAGAGAAACGCCAGCGTGATATTCGTGATGACTTACTGCAAGAAGCCGGTCAGATGCCTTCGTGGACACGTCAAATGGAGCATATTGAACAACACCATGCTGAAGTCGAGCGTCTAAATGCGCTTAAGGCCGAAGCCGTGGAAAACGAACTAAACAAAGAAGAACCGTATAAGGATGCTATGGACATGATTGGTGAAGAAGTTGATGAAGAAAACTTGCCTATGCCTGTTGAGGAGGATCAACTATGACCAATCCTTTTAAGGACCAAGAACACTTTATGCGAGCCTGCGATCAGGCAGTTCCTTCCAACCAGCACGAAGTTACAGATCCATTGGGTATTCAATTTGATCTATATCTAAAGTTGATCAAGGAAGAATATCACGAACTGTTGGAAGCACAGGGATTAGACACCGACCATAACAGAGTCAAAGATGCTGATCCTGTAGAAACACTAGATGCGCTGGTAGACATTCTGGTAGTGACCATTGGTGCCATCCATTCAATGGGTGCCAATGCAGAAGGTGCTTGGAATGAAGTAATGAGAACTAACTTGGCCAAAATTGACCCAATCACGGGCAAGGTTCGCAAACGCGAAGATGGCAAAGTATTAAAGCCCGAAGGATGGAAGCCACCGGACTTGAAGCCGTATCTAAAATAAGGAGACGCAAGATATGCATATCGAAAGCCTTAAACATCACATCAGTCATTTAGAAGATTCGCATAGACACTTGGATAGCCAACTGATTAAACTAGAAAAACAACATCAAAACGATTCGGTAGAGGCTCACAATATTAAAAAGAAAAAGTTGTATATCAAAGACGAAATAACTCGCTGTAGACATCAACTAGAAAGTATGTTAAAATAACAAGATGACTCAACCTTTCAAGAAAGCCGTGTGCTTTACGGACATCCATTTTGGACTACGCAACAACAGTCGTGCCCACAATGACGACTGCGAAAACTTTATCCGCTGGATGACTGAAGAGGCTCACCGCGAGGGAGCCGAAACTGCAATCTTCCTAGGTGACTGGCACAATAATCGTAGCAACATCAACGTTTCCACGCTGAACTATACTGCATCAAACATCAAGTATCTTTCAGAAAACTTTGAACGTGTCTACATTATCATGGGCAACCATGACTTGGCCTACAGAGAAAAACGAGAAATCAACAGTTTGCCTTTTGGCGGCTACTTGCCTAATGTCACACTGGTCAATGACATACTCACTGTGGGTGACATGACCATTGTGCCTTGGCTGGTCGGAGACGAGTGGCAATCAATGAAACGACTAAAGAGTCGATATGTGTTTGGGCACTTTGAATTGCCTAAATTCAAAATGAATGCCATGGTTGAAATGCCTGATCATGGCGGACTCAATGCTGGACACTTCCCCAACCAAGAACTGGTGTTCTCAGGTCACTTTCACAAGCGACAGCAACAGGGTAATGTAGTGTATATGGGCAATTGTTTCCCGCACAACTATGCTGATGCCTGGGATGACGAGCGTGGGTGTATGTTCCTGGAGTATGGCGGACAGCCTGACTACCGACGCTGGCCCAATGCTCCCAAGTTCAAGACGCTGACACTTACTGAAGCCATTGACAAGCATGAAAGTTTATTTGATACACAAACATTTGCCAGGGTAACCATTGACGTAGACATCTCCTACGAGGAAGCCACCTACATCAAAGAACAGTGGGTCAAAGAATATGGCATGCGCGAACTGGCACTGATTCCAGGTAAAAAGGAAGAACACACCACTGAGTGGTCGGGTGGTGAAATCCAGTTTGAAAGTGTAGATGCAATTGTGTTGAATCAGATTCAAGCCATTGACTCTGAAGTCATTGATCGCAGACTACTGACAGAAATTTATCAGGGCCTTAATAGATGATTATATTTCGCAATCTAACCATGCGTAACTTTATGAGTGTGGGTAATGTTACCCAGGCTCTTCGTATGGATCAACATGGCCTGACCCTTGTGCTAGGCAACAATCTTGACTTGGGCGGTGATGGTGCTCGCAATGGTGTGGGCAAGACCACAATGGTCAATGCCTTGAGTTATGCACTTTATGGATCAGCACTGACCAACATTCGCAAAGAGAATCTGCTGAACAAGACCAATGGCAAAAACATGTTGGTCACAGTGGAGTTTGAAAAGAATGGCAATCGCTATAAGATTGAACGTGGTCGCAAGCCCAATGTCTTGCATTTCTATGTTGACGACAGCGAAGTCAACGAAGCCAACACTGATGAAGGCGCTGGTGAAAATCGTGTGACACAAGAAGCCATTGATCGTGTTGTTGGTATGGGCCCAGAAATGTTCAAGCATCTTGTGGCTCTTAACACCTACACATTGCCTTTCTTGAGTCTCAAGGCCAATGAACAGCGCGATATCATTGAAGAACTGCTGGGCATCACACAACTAAGTGAAAAGGCCGAGTATCTGCGTGAACACATTAAAAACGCCAAAGAGTCTATTCGTGATGAAGAGGCTCGTATCAAGGCTTTACAAGAAGCCAATACTCGTGTTCAGGCCAGCATTGACGATCTAGAACGACGTAGTAGAACCTGGGCTACAAAAAAGTCCACAGACATGTCGGCACTGGATGCGGCCATTGCAGAATTGGAAGCCACGGACATTGAGGCTGAACTTGAATCACACCGTAGTTTAGTGGTCTACAAAGAAAATGAAACTCGCCTAAAGTTAGCCAATAAAGAATTGGCTCAGCGGCAAGCCAACGTAAAGAAACTACAAGAAGCACTACGACTGGCCGAATCAAATCTCAGTCACTTGGTTGAACATCGTTGTCCCAGTTGTGGTCAAGATGTTCACGACACCAAGCATGATGAAATGTTGACAAACGCCAATCAAACCATTGACTTGGCCAAGTCCTCTCTGAGAGAAGAACATAGTTTTCTGGCTCAGGCTGACATAGCAGTTAGAACCATTGGTGACCTTGGGGAAAGACCCAAAACCAAATATTTGAATCTCGAAGATGCCGCCGCGCATAAAAACAATCTAGAGAACCTCAAACAACAGTTGATTGCCAAGGATGCTGAACAAGATCCTTATCAAGAACAGATTGCCAGTTTGAAAAATACTGCACTGGCCGAAATCAACTGGGACGAAATGAATCGCTTGACCAAACTGTTGGAGCATCAGGATTTCCTGCTCAAACTGCTGACCAACAAAGACTCATTTGTCCGAAAGCGTATAATTGAGCAAAATCTTGGCTATTTGAATCACAGGCTAGGATATTACTTGGATAAACTACAACTACCGCATACGGTTGTTTTCAAAAGTGATCTGGAAGTGGACATTACACAACTGGGTCAAAGTTTTGATTTTGACAACCTAAGCCGCGGAGAGCGTAATAGATTGATTCTTGCGCTGAGTTGGAGTTTTAGGGACGTTTATGAAAGTTTCAACGAAACCATGAATCTCATGTTCATTGATGAACTTGTGGATTCTGGCATGGATCAAATTGGCATTGAAAACGCAATGGCTATTTTGAAGACCATGGGTCGTGAAATGAATCGTAACGTATTCTTGATCAGTCACCGAGATGAGTTGGCTGGTCGAGTCAATAATGTATTGATGGTCGTAAAACAAAATGGATTCACCATGTTGGAAAACGACACAGATACTTCGCTGTTAATTTAAGGAGACATTTATGTCAGCAAATCACGAAGCAATTAAGAACGCATTTGAAACCTATATGGCCGAAAATGAAAAGTTCACAGTCAAGGGCGTAAAGGCATCAGCCGCTCGCGCTCGTAAGGCTCTACAGGAAATGAGCAAGGCTATCAAAGAACGCCGTAAAGAGATTACGGCCGAGAAGGAAGCGTTGGCCGCAAAATAATGGCCGGTAGCAAAAGCAAAAACAAAGGCAAGAGTTGGGAGCGGGATGTAGCCAATCACCTTACTGAATTGTATGGTGAAACGTTCATCCGCGTTCCTCACTCGGGCGCCTACATTGGCGGAAAGAATCAGTTCCGCAAAGAGTTTCTGCACGAAGGACAAATTAGGTCCATGAAAGGGGACATAACACCTCCCCTGACCTGGACTAAATTCAACTGCGAATGCAAAAGTTATGCTGACTTTCCATTCCATCAACTCTACTCTGGCGAAATCAAAATACTAGAATCTTGGCTAGATCAACTACATGACGCAGCCGATCCTGGCGACTTTAACATCCTTATAATGAAATTCAACCGCAAAGGTAAATTCATCGCTGTGGCTCACCCTTGGGCAGACATTGAAAATCAAAACTACTCTATCTATCGTAGTCAAAAATACGGCATTTGGTATATCGTAGACTACGATCTCTTCTGGCAACACAACAAAGATCGCGTTCAGGCATCCTCTTCGGCTAATTCATAATAATAGCATATTTTAATTTTTTCTGGCTCTTAAATAACTTACTCGCTTTAAAGCATGTTTTAACGACGGCACCTCTGCTTAGGCTTGAATAACTACCGATAGGCTTGTGTCAGCCGGTTAATTGACACCCATAAAACCTGGCACTTGGGTTGCACAGGGGAAGGAACTCCCGACGCGGTAGCGGGGACTTGTCGCCACTATCCTTAACAGGACGCGATCTCAGGCATGGAAGAGATTGGCGCAGTATATGATTGCCAAAATGAGTAGGCTCTGGTGAACTATTACAACCTACATAGAACTGCAAATTGCTTGGATTCGGTTGCAGTTTCTAGCGTTATAAGTCAAGTGTAAAAAGGTAGAGCGTGACCGCCTTTGCTGTTGTCAAACAGTTGCTTAATCCAAGGTGGTGTAGACGGCATCGTCAAGATGACACAAACATCAAAAAACTTAGCCGTGCTTACGGCTAAGTGTGGCTAGTCCATCATCGTCAAGTATCATCTTAAGTTAAAAAACAATCTACAGTTAATAAAGTTTGAAACTGTAAATATCCAATCTAAAACAAGATAAAAAAGAATGAGCAGATGCGAAGCATCGCGAAATTCAGGGCGATGAAATCGCCCTAGAGAAGATGAAACAATTAAGGACAACCACGACTTGAAGCGAGTATCAAAATCTACTACGGTCAACAGAGATCACGACAGCAAACCTCAAGGGCTACAGCGTCTTGAATGGCGTATGTTTGTAGAACCAGAAGTAGCCCAAGAGCGATTGAACATCTGCTGGGCTTGTCCTAATTTAAATTCTATTAGAGTTTGCAGAAAATGCTGGTGTTTGATGCCTATCAAAACCAAGTTGGCTGTTATGGCCTGTCCTGAAGGACGTTGGAAAGCAGAACCCAACTATGTTTACAAAGAGTAGCCACCGCGGGCTACTCCTTTTTTGCCGTAAAGAAGATCAAGTTTCTCTTTGATAACTTCGGTAAACACTTCGCGCTCTTGGTAAGTCATAAACCAAACATGTTCGGCACTGGTTCCTGACCACACACTGATAGTGCTGACTTCTTTAATTAAGGCTCTTGCTTCTGATTCTATACCATCAATGTATTTTCTGATGGCTTGACCATTTTTACCAAGACTCAAGAGCCTGCGGTAAAAAAACTTGTGGGATCAAACAGCATGTCAGTTTTATAGTCGGTGCCACAATAATCACATTTGGTAGTGACTTCACGAATGATACCAAACTCTTGAAAGCGTTTGAGTTCCTGATCCAAACGATCAACACTGGCACGATCGAGATTTTTCACCCAATCTGCAATGTGTCGACGATCAGTGACTTCAACACCGTCTGGTGTTGAAACTTTTTCCACACATCCTGTCAACAGTTGTTGAGCCAATTCAACCATGGAGTTGTATTGTTCTGTGGCAATGCGAGTGCGATCTTCGGTGCTGAGCAGTTTGTTTTCTTCATTGGCCTGTATTTGGCGCATGGTGTTAAACTGCATTCTCAACAGTCGACTTTGATCATGTAGATTATACGGACGAAGTGCAACTGTGATGCCTGAACCCAGTTTTACAATGCCGACATCGCTGGGAATTGGACGCAGACTAGCAACAATGGAACCTAGGCTTACAGTGATGCTTTGTTCACGACCGTTGCTTTCGTCACAGCCATGGCTGATTGATAACCCCATGTCATCGCCGTAACTGGTCATACGCATGGCCACCAAAATCATGTCCAAATCTGCGGCAGGAATTTCATTGACATCAGGAATATCTGGGCAAACACTGGCTACCACCTGCTTGATGGCTTCGCCGTTGAATAGTGCGTCAGGATTCTTTAAAATCAGTTCATCTTTGGCTGTCATTGGAAACACAGCCAATTCGCCAGTGTCGCTGAATTTAGGCGGCCTTGAGTAAAAACGTCCAGAACTGGGCAGTCGCACATAGGTGCCGGGTCTGCGATAGTATTGTGCTAACGGATTGGCTTGAGCCTTTTGCGTCAGCGGATTTTGATTATCCATGTAGTTAATCCTTGTTGGTAAATAGGCTCATAAAAGAACCCCACTATAAGTTGATGATATACTTATCTGGAGTTTTAACGGTAAAAAGAACCAAACGCCACAATGGAACAGCAGTTAATAGACGCACTCCGCGACTTACAAAGAACCATCTCAATGATGAATAACAATCTTGGGCGTGGAATCAACAGTGGTGGCGGCAGTGGTGGCGCTCGCGGCGGCAAACCTGGCGGGTCCAGCGGGTCAACGGGTAACCCGTTGGACGATGTGGCCAAAAAGATTTCCAAAAACGGTGAAAAACTAAGCCGGGTCATGCTAGACCAAATTGCGGCCGCTAGAGCCGCAGGTCGTGCGTTGACCAAAGAGCAACAAGAGTTTGAAAAGGCATTGGGCATTTCAAGCAAGGCCATTGATGACAGCACCAAGGCCACTAAAGATCGCACAGAGGCCGAAAACGAAGCCAAGTGGAAAGCCGAACAGTTGGCCAGGGCCAACAAAGAGGCAATCAAGAGCACAGGTGAATTTGCCAAAGAAATGTTGATGGGTCGTGGAACCCTAGGGCAAGCACTGGGTGGATTACAAGGCGGGCTAAACCAAGCCGCCGAGGCTGGTAACAAATTTGCGTCCTTTGCTGGAATAGTAGTGGGTGCGTTGTCGTTTACACTTACTACCATGCAGGAGTTTGCTAAAAATGCACAGGGTGTGGCAGGTGCCATTGACCTAAGAGCATTGAGAGCAGGTTTTTACACTTCGCGCATGCTCTACAGCGGCCTTGGCGAAAACTTTTCTAGAGTAATCAACGAAAGCGAAAATTCATTTAAGTTTTTTGGACGCACCACAGAAGAAGCCGTGGATCGTTTGGCAGATCTTTCGCGTGGTCTTAAATCTGGTAGCGGACAACTCAGTAGATCATTGAGAAAAGAACTAGGTGCTGACACAGTCAAAGCCTTTGACAGAGCCGCTAATGCTGCCGCTGCCTTGGGCATGACCGACGAAGAACGTGCAAATCTACAAGCGTCAATCATGACGCAGGTGCGTATGACTGCCAAGAATGAAGTTGACGCACAGCGCATGTTGGTTGATCAGTATTCAAGGACAGTGGTATCTGCCAGAGAACTCAGCAACACCTTTGGTATCAGTTCCAAGGCTTTGTTAAAAGCCATTGAAAACTTCAACAGATCAACTTCGGGTAGAACCCTGGCACGACGAGGTCTGGGTGCCGAAGCACAAGGAATGATTGCCAGTGTTGAAAGTTTGTTTGGCGATTCACTGAGTCAAGATCAGAAAGAAAGAATTTCAGGTGCATTGGCACAAGGTAGAACTGGCGATGCTGTAGCAGTTGAAGGTTTAAATGCCGCACAACGTCAATCAGTCATGGCTTTGGGTAGTGCCAGAGAGCAGGCCAACCAAATGCAAGGCGGGGCCAATGCAGAAAATTTAGCCAAAGCACTACAAGAGCAAGGCAATCTACAACGTATTGCAGGTGCATACGAAGGTGTAAGAGAAGGTATCGACAACACAGGCATTTCAAGAACACGTGAAGATATCAACAGATTTTTAAGCAATCTAGATCCAAGAGTTAGACAGCAGGCTGAACAAGATGCTGAAAAAAATCGTCAGGCTGGCATGACCACTGAAGCCAGAAACATTGAATCATTAAACAAACTGGAAACAGCCATTAACAGCCTTAAGGGCGCAGTTTCAAGTTTGATCACAGCCATCTATGCAGTTGGTGGACCATTGGCGCTGATTGCCACAGCATTGACCGGCGCCGCGTTAATGAAAATGCTGGGTGGTGGCATTGGCGGAGTTGCTAAAACAGCCTTGGAAAAGATAGGCATTGGCGGTGGAGCCATGCCCGATGCCGGTGCAAGACGTCGAACAAGAATAGGTGGTGGCCGAGGTCGACGCGGTGGTGCTGGTGGTGCTGGTGGTGCTGGCGGCGGAGTTATGGATAAAATTGGATCAGGTATAGGATCCGTAGGCGAAGGATTAGGCAAAGGTATTGCAGGCCTAGCCGCTGGCATTGGCGAAGGCCTCGCCAAACTACTGCCAGCCATTGGTCAAGGTATTGCAGGCTTTATCTCTGCGTTTGGTAATCCGGCCGTGCTCAAAGGAGCATTGATATTGGCCGGTGTTGTTGCCATTGTTGGTGGAGGCATTGCACTGGCATTGGGTGCAATGGGTCTAGGATTAAAGGCCTTTGCCTGGGGACTCAAAGACGTAAACGAAATTGACGGAGCAAAACTCAGTGAAGTTGCCACAGGTCTCAAAGATCTAACCACAGGTGTTTTGGCGTTCAGCCTTGCCGCTGGTGCCAACATCATGGGTTCGTTGGTCAACGGCATTGCCAGTTTGTTTGGCGCAGATATAACCACTAGAATTAAACGTGCAGTTGAAGATCTAGCGCCTATTGCACCAATGTTGAGTGTTATTGGTCCAGCCATGCGTAATTTTGGTGAAGGATTAAAATTCTTTGGTGAAGGATTTACATCACTCAAGGCTGTAGGTGCAGGAGAGATGCAAAAAATATTTGCTGTAATCAGAGAATCTGGACTTGGCAATATAGCACCTTTTGGTATAGGAATTCAGAATTTTGGTCAAGGCCTAAAATATTTTGGTGAAGCATTTGCATCTCTCAAGGGTGTGGGCGCAGATTCAATGCATAGAATATTTGCTGTGATCCGCGAGTCAGGGCTTAACAATCTTGCATCAATGGGTCAAGGCATGTTGAACTTTGGCACAGGACTGAAATCATTTGCTGAGGCACTGAAGTTGATCAATGTCGACCATCTGCAAAGAGTCATGGAGTCATTGAAAACTGTAACTCAAGATGATATCAGAAAGTTTCAAGGTATAAGACAAAGTCCAATGGGTGTAAATCCAAGGACAGCACAACCAATTCAAACAGCAATCAATCCTACAGAACAAGTTTCAGCATTGTTGACTCCCACAGATACAGCCAATACACAGATTCAACAGTTGGCACAAAATAATCCATTGGGCCAAGAAGACAGCCCGGCATCCCGTGCAATTTTAAGCCTTCTAAGCAACATTGCCACGGATATCAATGCCATTAGAGGCAATACTAGACCGGACAGCGGAGTCTCTCCGGTAAGGCTAGGTTAACGAATTAAGGTAAGTAGTCCACTATGTCATGGCGTAAGCATTTTAAAATTTGGGATCCACAAGCAGAACAGACCAACAATGGTCAACGTTCGGCTGGCAGTTCAGCGAAGTTTGCCAGTTGGTTGCAGGATGTCTACACAGGTCAGCCCAACCGTGTTGAGCGTTACACTCAGTATGATCAAATGGATCAGGATTCTGAAATCAATGCCGCACTAGACACTATTTCTGAATTCTGCACACAAAGCGAAGCAGAAACCAATTTACCATTTGAAGTCAAGTGGAAATCAGATCCTACAGAAAGCGAAAGCAAAGTCATTGCCGAAACACTGAAAAAGTGGTGTGCAATCAACAAATGGGATCAAAAGGTTTTTAGAACATTTAGATCTGCCATCAAGTATGGAGATCACTTTTTCTTACGTGATCCTGAAACCTTTGAACTGTATTGGGTAAATCCTGGAGATGTCAAACGTGCAGTGATCAACGAAGCCGAAGGTCGTGCAGTTGAACAGTATGTGATTTCAAACTTGCATCCAAACTTTGCTACCAAGGTTGCTACCAAGCCTATTGAAAATGTTCAGACCATGGCCAATGCAGTGACCACTGGTCCTAACAACAGTTTTACAATTTCCAATTCCACACAAAAAACAGGCAACAACGGCACAGAAGTAGCCATTGATTCCAAGCATGTGATTCACATGAGTCTCAGCGAAGGTCTTGATGCTAACTGGCCATTTGGTGCCAGTATCTTGGACAGCGTGTTCAAAATCTACAAGCAAAAAGAACTGCTTGAAGATGCTATCATTATCTATCGTGTGCAACGTGCTCCAGAGCGTCGTGTGTTCTATATTGACACCGGCAACTTGCCTGCACACCAGGCCATGAGTTTTGTGGAACGTGTAAAAAACGAAATCCATCAGCGCCGTATTCCAACTCGCGCAGGTGGCGGCACAGCCTTAGATGCCAGTTATAATCCATTGAGCATCATGGAAGACTTCTTCTTTGCTCAAACTGCTGATGGTCGTGGTTCAAAGGTTGAAGTTCTGCCAGGCGGCACAAACTTAGGCGAAATTGATGATCTCAAGTTCTTTACCAATAAACTGTTGCGCGGTCTACGTATTCCCAGCAGTTACATGCCTACCGGACCTGACGATTCTGCCATTGCTTTTACTGACGGACGAGTTGGCACAGCACTGATTCAAGAATATCGTTTCAACAGATATTGCCGTAGATTGCAGGGATTGATTGCTCCATATCTAGACAAAGAGTTTAAGACTTTTATTAAACATCGCGGCGTTAACATTGATGCTTCAAGTTTTGACATTGACATGTTGGAGCCACAAAACTTCAGCGACTATCGCCAAATTGAAGTCAACAACGCCAGAGCCGCTGTGTTTACACAGTTGGCTGAAGTTCCATATCTAGCACATAGATTCAAACTACAGAAGTTCTTGGGCTTGACTGAAGACGAAATCCTTGAAAATGAACGCCTATGGGAAGAAGAAAATCAAGGAACCACACAGCCAACAGGCAGTGATTTTGGTGACATTGGTGCTGCCGCACCAGGCGAAGCCGACATGAGTCTAGCCGGTGACCTTGATGGAGCAGTTCCGGCCACAGGTGATGCCACTGCGGCACCCACAGATGCCGGCGCTGAAAGCCCAATTTCTGGTTCTGCACCAACAGAACCAACTGCACCCGGAGCATAAGTAGATCCATGAGATTCAACGATATTCTACAGCATCAGAATGAAATTGAGATCGAAGAAGATCCAGAAGTAGCATTTTATTCTGATTTACGCAGACACAGGCTTACACTAGAGCATGTGAATCGTCTGCGTAAATTGCGTGAATTGCGTGAATACGAAACCAAAAGTCGGTTAGAATTAGTCAAAAAAATGTATGCTAGACCCGCGCCCATGGCGTGATCTAGTTATTAGCGGTGTCATAATTGCGTAAAAAAACGCAGTTTTTCCACCATATCCCCTCCGTTCCCTTGCGCCATTTGTAAGTAGTTTTTGGTGAAAAACCGCCTTCGCGCAAAGGAGAACGAATAATGAGTAAAACCGTATTAGAGCAGGCGCTTGAACACCTCTTGAATAGAGAGGAAGATAAAGCCGCTGGACTCCTACATGATTACTACGTTGGCATCGGCCGCAAAGTCTATGAAGACATTATGGCTGACGATATCAACTTAGAAGACGAACAAGCCCTCGAAGACGTAACTGACGCAGTTGATGAAGTCGAATCAGACTTAACTGAAGAAGGTGACGATGAGGCACTAGACCCCACTGCTACACCAGATGGAGCCGCTACAGCAGATGTAGCAGGTGCATTGAACGCAGAACCCACAACAGAACCCGTAGCCGGCGATGCCGCAGATGTTGCTGACGCCATGATGGACGTTGAGTCAGCATTGGCCAAACTCAAGTCTGAGTTTGAAGAAATGGTTACTGGTGGTGCCGCTGATGCAGGTGCAGAAGCAGGCGATGCAATGCCAGCAGATGCAGATGCAGAAGCACCAAAAGAAAGTATTGAAGAGTCAGCAGAACTAGAAAAAGTATCTTCACCTGACAACGGCGACAAGGCTGACCAAAAGAACAGTCCAGTTGCTGGCAAGAATCCAATGATGAGCCGTCCTGCTACCAAATTTGGTGGTGGTAACGAAACAGGTGGAACAGCACCCAAGGCGCAAGACCTAGGTGGAACAACTAAGCCTGCCCTCAGTAAAGTAGCAACACCAAAGGGCTAATACGATGAACTTACAGCCATTACGTGAACGTCTAAGTTTCGATCAAGCACAAATGACGGTTGAAGCCAAAGAGACAGCCAATGGCGGTAAGGATCTCTACATGAAAGGCATTTTCATTCAAGGTGACAAGGTAAACCACAATCAACGTGTTTACCCTGGCAGCGAAATTGCCCGAGCAGTAGAGAGCATCAAGTCACGACTAGAGCAAGGCTACTCCGTGCTAGGAGAAGCCGACCATCCAGATGATCTACAAGTCAATATTGATCGTGTAAGTCATATGGTCACAGAAATGTGGGTAGATGGTGCCGATGGATATGGAAAACTAAAAATTATTCCAACACCCATGGGTAACATCATCCGCACACTACTAGAAAGTGGTGTCAAGTTAGGTGTCAGCAGCCGTGGTTCAGGCAACGTAGGCGCCAATGGTAGAGTTTCAGATTTTGAAATTGTTACTGTTGACGTTGTTGCACAACCCAGTGCTCCTGATGCATATCCAACACCAATTTACGAACGTGTGATGCTAGATCGCAGACGAGCCGCCCTTATGGATGTGGCCCTTGCGGCGACCTACGATAGGTCCGCACAAAAGCACCTTGCAACAGAGGTGACTAGATTCATTCAGAATCTGAAGAAAGTCTGAGGAGACACAAATGAGTAACTTAACAGAATTGCTCGGCTCAGTGGTTCTTTCTGAAGAGGTGCGTGAGAATATCAACGCCGCTTGGGAAAAGCATATTGCTGAAAGTCGTGAAGAAATTACCGCAGAACTCCGCGAAGAATTTGCTTCACGCTACGAGCATGACAAAGGTCAATTGGTTGAAGCGATGGATAAACTTATTAACGACACCATCACCGGAGCCAGTTCCGAATTTAAAAAGATACACGAAGACGCTATCAGTCAACGTGTAAAGTATGCCGCTAAGATTAAAGAAGATGCTGAACTTCTACAGCGTTTCGTTATGGAAACACTGGCCAAAGAAGTAGCAGAACTTAAATCTGATCGTCAAACACAACAAGATAACTTAGGCCGTTTGGAAGAGTTTGCACTTCGTAAACTTACTTCTGAATTGTCAGAGTTGCATGAAGACCACAAACAACTTGTGGATGCTCGAGTTAAACTCGTAGCAGAAGGCCGTAAGGCAATTGAAGAAGCCCGCTCAACATTCATCAAGAAGGCCAGCGAAAAAGTTAATACACTTGTTGCTGAAACTTTCAAGAAGGAAATGAGCCAACTCAAGGAAGACATCCGTGAAGCCAAAGAAAACAACTTTGGTCGTAAGATCATGGAAGCGTTTGCCGCAGAGTTTATGGCCAGCAAGTTTGCTGATGGAACAGCAGTAAGTCAACTAAACAGTCAAATTAAAACTATCAAGGCTCAATTAGAAGAATCACAAAAAATCATTGAATCTAAACAATCAGAAATTACCGAAGCAAGCCGTCGTCAGCGCATCGCGGAAGACCAGATGGCTCGCAATCGTGTCATGCAGGATTTGTGTGCGCCTTTGTCTAAAGACAAGCGTAACATCATGGAAGAGTTGCTTGAGAGCACTGAAACTGCCAAACTCAAAGATCAATTCCAGAAATACCTGCCATCAGTTCTTAACGAAGAGGTCCGCAGAGACAAGAAAACACTCGTTGAGGGAGTCCAATCACAGAAGACTGTGGTTACAGGAGATAAATCAGCCCCTGCAGTTGAATCAGTCGTTTCAGAAGAAACAGCAACTATTCAACAACTACGCAAGTTGGCTGGTATTCAAAGATAATAGGAGACATACAAATGTCACAAGCATTATTTGAATCAAAGAACTGGGCCGCAACCAAGGAAGCCCTTACCGAAGGTCTTAGCGGACAGAAGAAAACAACAATGGAAGTTTGCTTGGAGAATACAAAGAAGTATTTGACAGAAACTGCAACTTCAGGTGCAACAGCATCAGGCAACATCAGCGTTCTTAACAAGGTTATCCTTCCAGTTATCCGCCGTGTAATGCCAACAACCATTGCTAACGAACTAGTTGGTGTTCAGCCAATGCAAGGTCCAGTTAGCCAAATCCATACTCTCCGCGTTCGTTACGCAGAAGCCGCTTCAGCCGCTTCTAACGCTCGTGGCGTAGTTGGTGCCGCTGTAACAGCCGGCGACGAGGCCCTAAGCCCATTCAAGATTGCTACACAGTATTCAGGTAACAGCGCAGGCCAAGCCGATACTACAGCAACCAAAGAAGGCACAGGCGGTGCTAAGATGAGCATCCAGATCCTGAAAGAGACAGTTGAAGCCAAGAGCCGTAAATTGTCAGCACGTTGGACATTTGAAGCCGCTCAAGACGCACAAGCCATCCATGGCGTTGACGTTGAGGCAGAAATCATGGCCGCACTTGCTCAGGAAATCACTGCTGAAATCGACCAAGAGATCATCGAGTCATTGTTGAATCTTTCTGGTTCAGCATTTGCCACATACGACCAGTCAGGCGTATCAGGCCAGGCATCATTCGTTGGTGACCAACACGCCGCTCTTGCTGTGTTGATCAACCGCGCTGCCAACGACATCGCTACTCGCACACGTCGTGGTGCTGGTAACTACATCGTTGTTAGCCCAACAGCATTGACAATCCTTCAGTCAGCGACAACTTCAGCATTTGCTCGCACAACAGAAGGCACTTTCGAAGCACCAACCAACACCAAGTTTGTTGGAACATTGAACAGTTCAGTTCGTGTATACGTTAACCACTACGCTGGTGACGATGTGCCTGTTCTGATCGGTTACAAGGGTGCCAACGAAATGGATGCACCAGCATTCTACTGCCCATACATTCCTTTGATGAGCAGTGGTGTTATCCTTGACCCAGCAACATTTGAGCCAACTGTGTCATTCATGACACGTTACGGCTATGTGGAACTTTCAAATTCTGCAAGTTCTTTGGGTAACGCTGCCGATTACGTTAACAACATCGCAATCGACACATCAGCATTGTCATTCATCTAATCTTAGATTAGAAGAAAACGTGCAAAATAGGGCTAGGCAACTAGCCCTATTTTTTTGACTATAAGTATGCCTATGTTAGCATCAATACAAGATAGATTAAAACGTGTAGAAATCTGCCACAGTTGCGAGCACTATAGACGATCAGTTAAACAATGCACCATATGTGGTTGTTTGGTCAGTCTAAAAATTACTTGGGCAAATACTCGTTGTCCTGTTGATAAATGGCTAGAAGTTGAAGGAGGCCAAGACCCTATATCACGTTTCCAACAACGCCTGTGGAAAAAGTTTAGCAAAGATCCAAGCCAGGATCAAAATAAACTCTAACCGGTAAATAGAGCCAAGAAGGAGGCTCACTATGCCAAAGTTAGAAGAATACAACAACGATGGATTTCAGAATCCTGTCAGTGCCGCAGCCGCACAAAAACTAGCAAATTCACCAAGTTTGGGTGGCACAACTGTCAACATTGATTATGCCGCCAGTGTTAAAGCCACAGCCGATGCGGCCGCTGTTACCACAGCCGGCGGTGCAGATACCAAAGTAGAACTAGACAAAGACGCACAAGATTGGGTCAACAAGAAATGGCGTCCGATGATGGGTTGGATGTATATGGCAACCTGCACATTTGACTTTATTCTTGCTCCTGTGCTTTGGTCAATTGTTCAAGCATTAGGACAAGGACAAGTATCAATGCAATGGCAACCATTAACATTGCAAGGCGCTGGACTTTACCACGTGGCCATGGGTGCTGTGCTTGGTATCGCTGCCTATGGTAGAACTAAAGAAAAACTTGAGAGCAAGACTTAAACATAATGGCAATCCAAACCAATCACTCTACAGAGAGTTTAAAGCCTGACAGTGGTGTTCTAGCAATAGATGCCACTGGGGCTTTAGCATTACCAGCGGGTGCTGAAACAGACCGCCCGTTGGGTGCTGCCGCTGGTCACATTCGTTTTGATCAAACTTCAACAAAGCCAGAATACTTTGATGGCTCAGTTTGGGATAAAATAACCAGCAAGACCTATGTAGATGCCGGCGATCAGAATCTGCAGAATCAAATCAATAACATTCTCAGTAACATTGATCCTGTGGCGTTGGATTCATTGACAGAAATTGTTCAAGCATTTCAGAACTCAGATGGCAGTCTTACCGACGCCATTACTGCATTATCAGTTTCACTTAACACAGCCCTGACACAAGAAATTCTTGACAGAACCACGGCCGATACTGCATTACAAAATAATATAGATGCAGAGATATTAGCAAGAATCACAGCAGATGATCTCCTGCAAGACAACATTGATGCAGAGGCACTGGCAAGAACCACAGCAGAT